ATAAACATTGGATCTTGTGTTGTTTGTGTACCAATCGTTGTTTCAGTTCCAAAAAATATTAAGTGTCGATCAGGTGTAGAAACTAAAGTTTGTGCAGTTGCTGTCGGTGCGTTTGCTAAAATCGTTGCACGTGTAGAGTTTGCTGCAGTTGCTGTTGAATCCCACGTAAATGTTTCACCACCGTTAATGGTTGCAACAAGAAGATTACCAAAATTATCGAGTGACCATAAACCAGGAGCCGTTACAATATCACCTGACGGTGCACTATTCCAACCAGAATATTTTGAAGCATCGGTTACTGTTGCACCTGAACTATGAGATGCAGCCGTAGTTCCTTGTGCACCTCTTGTTAAACCTGATAATGTTCCAGAGTCATCATTCGCTGTATAAGTAATAAGTTCAGTTCCAATCAATACAGTTCCAGATGAGGAGAACGAAGATGAACTTGCTATTGATAAACTTGTAGCACTAGAACTTAGAGATGAGGATAACGTTGATGTAAATTGTCCATATAAAACACCACCAAATTGTCCAAGTCCCCAACCCGTTGCTGCTGTCTCTAACGCTAAACCTACAGGATAATAATGTTGAACTCGTATACCGCCAGATGTTGAAGCACCTGAACCAGACTCTGCTGATGGCATCGTAATGGTAATTGTTGTATCGGTAGGTATACTTGTTACTGCAAATTTAATATCATCAAAATCACTAGAACCAAAATCAGAGTTAGTAATCGATGAAAAGTTATCTAGTAAAACAATATCACCAATGTTTGAAATATTGTGAGCACTTGAAAAAGTTATGGTAACGGTTGTTGAACTATTTGTAGTTGTAAAAGCACTTGTTAAAGTAGTTGTCGATTTAATTGGGTGCACATCATAAAAAATACCACCCGAGTAAACATATAGTATTCTATTTGTTCCAAGTGCTGCATACTTAATACCTGATGTTGTTACAAAGTGATGAATGGCTGTATTACGACCGGTGATTTTTGTATCACCCAGTTGTGTCCAACCTCCAATTTTTTCAGGAGTTCCATATCTAAATCTTATATTATCACCGTCGACCCATTGACCCTCACCGCCAGAAGAACTAACTTGTTTATTTATTCCTGGTGCAAATTTTAATTTCTGCAGCATGATTTATCCTATGAAGGTTTAGTTGGAAAAGTAACGGCGTTAGCTTGGTCTAATGTTGTTACACCTTCAGTTATGTCTCTTAATGCTTGTCTATAAGTTTTCATGTCATCTGAAAGTGTATTATCGGATAAGGCTAGATAATCTGTTTCAGCGATGAGTCTGTTTCTTTCCTGTCTTATATCAGACATTTTTCTATCATAAGCACCATCATTCCATGCTTGTTCATTTGCGGCTATAGCAGCAATTTCATCTGCTGTCAGCTCTACCTGTACTCCGTCTACTATTTTATGTGCCATAATTTCTCCATGTTATATTAGTTTAATCCAAACATCAATATCTTACCCGAATCCATGTTTCCAGTAGACATTTTAAATCTAAACCTTGTTATTGCAGTAGTTGTGTTAAAATAACCACCTACCAAAACTTGCGATGAATAATTACTTTGTTCATAACAATTTGTATTAGCTAAAAAATGCTTTACAAAAGTCGTGCTTGCTGGGTCGAAAACATGAAGTGAACCCGCTATACATTGATCATTATCGGTACCTGTTCTATCTGCAATCGTTATAAAATCTGTAGCTTGTGCTAAATCATAACTTGTATTGTATGTAAGTGCAGAACCAGAATCTGACTCATCATGATAAGCCGTAAAATATGTTGATGTCACCGTTTGATTATAACTAGTGTTAGTTCCAGTGTCTGCTTGAAATTGTAAAAATGTTTGATCGCTTGCAGGATGAATATCAACAAAATAAAATTTATATTCTTTATATGTACTACTTATCCCTGAAGTAAAATCTAAACTTGAAGATGAACTGGCGGTAGCACTAGCTATGAATGTCATAGCTCCACTAAATCCAGATGCCATCGCACCATTGTCAAAAACTGTAGTTCCGTTAGAAATTAGTCCCATTATTTAACTCCATAAAGTTTTATGATACCACTATCGATATCTCCTCTTGCATTATTACTATCATCTTGCATTTGAAATTTTATTGCATTAACAGCAGAGGTTGTGTTTCCATAACCTGCAATATGATAATCAAACATCGTATCACCAGAATAATAACCTGATGTACGACAAACAAAATGCTTTACGAAAGTAGTGGATGAGGGGTTAAAAAGGTGTAAGGTGCCGCTCATAGACTCATCATTACCATTACCTAGATTATCTGTAAGTTGTTGAAAGTCTGTAGATTGTGCTAGATCTTGATTACCTTGATATGTTAAAACAGCACTACCACCACTTTCATCGTGATAAGCCCTAAAAAGACTTGTGGTTTTTGTTACGTTATAATTACTACCACCATCAACTGACATATTAAAAGCAAAATCATCATCATCTCTTGATGGGTGAATATTAATAAATTTAAAAATATAACTATCATATGTACTATTAATATTAGATGTAATTGAAATAGAGGCACTGCTACTTGCTGTTGAAGTAGAGAGTAAAACTAAAGAACCTACTGGTACTGCTGAGTCTAAAGCACCATTGTCTATTAATGTTGTTCCATTTGATACAACTGCCATTAGGACCCCTTTATTCCATACATTTTAATTTTTCCAGAATCTATATTACCTGAAGCGAATTTAAATTGAACAGCGTTAACAGCGCTTGTAGTATTTGCATACCCTGCCGCATGATCTTGTGCTTGTATTGGACTATCTCCAAAAACTCTATCAATATTAGATATAAAATGTTTTACGAAAGTAGTGGACGCAGGGTTGAAAATTTCTAAGGTTCCTGAACAAGAACTATCTGCATCATTATCAACTCTATCTGCTAAAGTTTGAAAGTCTGTACTTTGAGCCAAATCATTTGCTGTTGTATATTCTAAATCACCAGTTTGTTCAGCACCTTCTAGGTGATAAGGTCTAAAAAAAGTTGTTGTTTTTGTTACGTTGTAATTACTTCCTCCATCAACAGACATATTAAATTGAAAACTTGTATTGTCTGTAGCTGGGTGCATATTAATAAATTCAAAATGATAAATATCATAAGTGCTAGAAATTCCACTTGTAAAGGATAAGGAGGCTGAACTAGATGCTGTGGCAGTAGCTAATAAAATTTGACCACCTAGGCTTACACTAAATGCGCCATTATCTAAGATGGTAGTGCCATTGGAGATAAAAGCCATGTTAAATCTCCTCGAGTTTAAACTTATATTTTTTACTTGATTTATTATTAAGTAAGTAAAGATCGTTAGCACCCTCTTGGATTGTCCAATTACCCTTAGTACCATCTACAGAGTTTCCCTCTGATTTAGATTCATTAGATAAATGTAAATCTCCAGTATATATATTTCTCCAAACTTTTGATGAAGTTCCTAAATCTCTACTATCAGATGTATCAGGAACTATGTTTGACTCTACTGATGTTAAATCTGCAGATACACTTGCAAAAGCTAATGTACCAGAACCATTTGTTGTTAATGCTTGTCCGTTTGATCCATCTGCTGATGGCAAAGTAAATGTAACGTCACCTGTTGATGCCGGTCCTTGAAGTGTAATAGCATTTGTTCCATTATCAGAGTCTTCAAAAAATTTAACAAATCCAGCGCCCGTTGCACCATTCTTAGTTTCAATACCTCCGTTAGCTGTGACTCCTGCATTAAATGAAGCGGCACCCGCAGCTGACATATCTAATGTTAAAGCTGAAACAACAGAACCACCATCATTACCTTTAATAATAATATCTTTGTCTGATACTTTTGATTCTATAATTACATCACTTGATGAGTTGTGAATACGCATCATCTCAGTGCCATCATCTTCGTAGATAATACCACTACCCGCTGTACCAGCATCTAATGTGATACCACCTGCAGATTCTACATTAATAGAATCAACTGCAGTTCCATCAGATACAATATCTAAATCACCGTCTGCATTAGATCCAATCGTTAAACCAGAATCTCTAAACTGTATAACACTGGCTGCATTTAATAAAATACCTGTATCTGCAACGTGTGTAAGTGTTACGTCTTGATCGTCTCCTAAATTAATAACTGCAGCATCAGCTAAAAATAAATCTGAAAACTCTAAAGATGAAGTACCAAGAGCTGCTCCATCACTTGCATCTGGAACAAAGGCAGTTGTTGCTGTAATTGTAGTTCCTTGAACTGTTCCTGCTAGTGTAACGTTTGCTCCACTAAATGTTGCAGCTGTCGTTGTACCTGATTTTATAATTAAGTTACCTGATGAATTAGTTAAACTTCCATAAGTTGTGCCTGCGTCTTTTAAAATAACATCCGCACCATCTGCATCAAGAATAATATCGACTTCGGAATCAAGCGTTATGCTACCAGAAGATAAAGAATCTATTTCTGCAATCTGAGGTGTTGTTAAAGTTTTATTCGTTAATGTAGATGTAGAGGCATCTGATACTATAGTAGAATTACCGCCAGTGCTTGGTATGGTTAAAGTATTGGTGGCACCTGCTGAGTGTGCTGCACCTTGTATGATTTGACCGTGACTGTTTTGTTCACAATTAAACTGAATAGCTCCTGAATTTGTATTACCTTTAACTGTGACATGGCCTGTGCCGTTTGGTGCTAATTCTAAATCTGCATTTGATGTTGTAACAATATCTTGACCATTCATATCAAGATCACCGCCTAACTGAGGAGTAGTATCTTCTACTACATTTGATATTGCAGCTGATGTAGCTAGTCCTGATACGACTGCTGATCTTGCAATTTTTTTAAGACCACCACCTGAGGTATCTACTGCTAAAAATACATCATCATTAGCAACGGTAGATATCTCTGATAATGAACCAACTGCGATTGAATTAAAATTTGTACCATCTGCAATTAATAAATTACCTGCAGTATTTGTACCCATCGTAATGTCATCACCACCAACTGTGAGGTCACCTGTTAAAGTAAAATTTCTTATTCCTGTGTAATCTTTATTTGAATCTAATATTACTGCTTTACTTGCAACTGCAGTACCAACAGCTGTGCTACCTAAGTCTAAAGCATTAAGCTCACCCACAACTGCCGTAATACCATCTAGTACATTTAACTCCGCTGTAGTAGATGTAACACCATCTAAAATATTTAATTCAGCTGTAGTTGATGTAACACCATCTAATATATTTAATTCAGCTGCCGTTGATGTGACAGCAGTACTACCTAAAGTTAAACCGCTATCAGGTATAACAACACCGCTTCCAGATAATGCTGTAAATGTATTTGCTGTAAATCTAAAATCATCTGCTCCAGCAATGGCAATATCTATTTGATCATCGGTATCTGCTGTAATAGTTGTATCAGCATCAGCGTCTAATGTTAATGATTCACCATTTAAATCTTGTGCTCCAACACTTCCACCTGCATCAACAATATTTGTTCCATCTGCAAAAACTAATCTAGTTCCTTTGTCAGATGCACCGAAAGTCACTCCCGTTCCTGAAGCTGTTTTAAACTGAACCGTGTGAGCACCAGATGTTGAATTTTTTACAATGTAAACTTTTTCTAATGAGTCTGGAACTGTTACAATTTGATTTCCTGTTATTGTTCCTGTTAAT